AATCCCTTTGCCATTCGGGATTGTCCTGATACCACTGTGTGATGTCATGAACGCTCATTTCAATCACTTTCGTTTCACCAGTTTCTTTGTGAATAATTGGATAAATTGCCATAGTTATAATAATTTACAAAAATATTTATTCTATACAAATAGAAGGTGCATCCAAACATTCAGGGCAGTCTTCCCTACCCCAACCAAGAGCAGAAGAGATTACTGGGAACTGACAAGTAAAGATACAACGAACTGCTTCAGCGACCTCCATGTGCTCCTTCTGGGTGCCATGAGCACTGCGAAGGTCAATATAATGCATCCATGACCTTAGAGACCCTGACATGTATAAACGTGTCTGTGTTGCCTGTGGGAGCACAAACCTAGCACATTCCTTTGCCACACCTTTTTCAAGCATATCATTATAAAGATCAAGAGAGATTTGAAAATGCTTACGAATTCTTTCTTGAAGAGTAAGTTTTACATAATCTCCAAGATCATCTGTGCTATTCTGTCTATTTTTTGTATCTTGTCTCCTAAGATCAGGTACAGGAAGTTCAATTTGAAGTTCCGTACTATCAGCATATCTTTGGCTGAATTGTTGGAAGGTGAAAGACCTATGGCGCAAGATTTGCGTAGCAATCGCCAACGAGGTATTAATTTCAACTGTAAGGAATGCATGTTCGAAGATGCTCCAGTGTTGATGCTTGATACAATATTTAAGCAATCCTTCAAAATTATCATTCTCTTGATTTTTTGGATTACTCACACGAGCACAATAAGCAATATGTTGCTCTGCGTTTGGTGTTACACTAATAAGTTTAACTTCAGGTTTCATTTTTTAAATCCTTTTGAATTTTGTGCTTCAAATTTTGAAATTTCTTCTTTTGCAATTCTTAATTGCTTTTTCATCTCTTTAAGTTGTTCTCCAGAATATAAATGATCCTGTTTTATCAATTTATCTAATAATTTTATAAGTTCTTTTGCTTTACTAGACATAATCATCCTCAAAAACTTCTTCGTAATCTAATTCTTCCATTTTAATATCATCATATCTATATGATTTAACGTCAGAATATATTTCCGATTTTAAAGAATCAACAAGAAGTTCCATATTCCGAACAATAAGTTTAATTTTTTCTTTGTCCATAGGTTAAAATTTTCTCAGTTCATTTTAACATAAAAAAAAGAGGGAATCAATCCCTCCCCAAATATCAGCGCATTGCCATTGCTAATTTTGCTTGGTATTTACGCTGTTCTTTTTCTTTTTGTTGTTTGATTAAAACAAGTTGCCAATTATTTTTATTTTTTACATTTGCTTGTGACATTAGGTTTTCTCCTTAGTTGTTAGGTTAAAGAGCGTTCCTTCAGTCAACTTTTGCGTCTATTTTACACTCTTTGGGAGCAATTTGTTTAAGTTCCCAAATCAAATCATTTTTTTGTTGGAGAGAGATATATTGTTTATTAACTCTTCCAGCAATTAACTGCGCTTGTAGGCATGTAAGTATGAGTGTCTCCATAGATGAACGACCCGTTCCGAGTTGTCTTACTTCCGTCTGCATTTACTATTTGCAAATATCAGATGAACGTAGAGGTATTATACCTCATTGTGGATATTTAGTCAAATAATTGTGTAAAATATGATACAATTTTACTTTCGTTTTTTCTTTTCTGGGACACTATATCCCCAATTTCTTGGATTAATCTTTCCATAACCCCATCTAATACTGCGAATAGTATTACCTATTTTATCATAATACATATCAAAAAGATTTACTCTTTTTCCACACCTAGTTAGATCATAACAAATCTCACTATCTACAATATATTCAACAATATACGCATCTGTTGGTACGTTACAATCTTTTGTTTCTTGTAACGTACAATTGTGTTTGAGTATTTCACACCCGTAACGAGATTTAAGTTCTTTCATTTCTTGAGGATTCCAAATATAATTGGAATCCTTATCGGATGCTTTATTTTTTTCTGTTGACATTATATTTTCTGCAATTACATTGTTCAATTTTTTAAGTTCATGATAATATCAATTGGCAATCATATTAACTACGATTTCCCCAACAAATATCAGGATATGCTTGAGAAACAATGTCTTTTGAAATTTTATACTTTGTTTCTAGTTTTTTATCTTTAGTAAGGCAAAGAATTTCTGATTCAAGTGGATGAAGTCCTTGAAGAATATTGATGAACATTGTTTCTCTACGAAGAGAACTTAACCCATCATTACCACCTTTTACAAAATTATAAAACTTGGTATACTCTTTGCGAATTGATGATTTACCTTGGTCGGTTGAACCAAGTGACTGTGATCCAAGTTCTCCCATTTTATAAACAGCATCTTCAATTTTTTGACTTAAAGTCGAGTTAAAAGATCCCTGTTCACTAACGTCGGAATAAGGAACTTCTCCTATAGGAAGTAATGAAATTATAGTTTCATCAAAATTCCAAATAAAAATTGCTTTCAATGAATCATGTTCATATTTTTTAAGAACTTCAACTTTTTTAGAAATACTCCTTTGCTTTGAAGCAAGATTGAGAATTTCAAAAATAAAAGGATTAGCTGGAAGTTCTGGAATTGGATTTTCAGTAACTTTTTCAACAACTGTTTTTGGTTGCGCTGTTTTAGTTACAGTTTTAGTCTTCGTCTTCTGTGTCGTCATATTCATAGTCAGTGTTTTCAAATCTAAATGCAATTACTTCATCGGGAATAACATTCCCATGATTATCATAAAATTCAGGATGCATTCTTGGTGTTTCCTGATAACTCAACATATACTCTCTAGCAACCCATCCCAAACCTATTCCCACTATAAGAAATAATACGGTTAAAAATGAGCCAAATACTAAACTGATTGCTAACATTTTTTTCTCCGGGAAATTACTTCTTTTTTCTTGATTGAAAGTAAAATTCGAAATGAATGGTTGTTTCCCGATTAAGAAAGCAGACCATTTTTTCGAAAATGATGTGGAACGGTTTGGTCTGCTTTTTGTTGCCTCCTTTAAGTATAACTTCGACTCCACGATTAATATCGGGGAATTCATTATTATTTATGCTCATTTTAAACAATTTTCTGTTCCTTAAGGAACTTGATTGTATCAACACACCCTCCCAATTTTATCCCGTCACAAACAACTTGGGGAAAGGTTGATCCTTCACCAAATTCTGAATAGAATTCATCTTTGGTAAAATCAGAATCTAAAGTATAAACTACAAAGTTACTTTCTGTCAACTCCAAGACAGTTTTAATTTTATGGCAGTATGGACAATCATTTTTGCTGTAAATTGTAAAATTCATAATAGAAAAATTAAATTTATTTTTAGTATATATTTAAAATCCAAGATTCTTTCTACGAACAAATTTTAAGTCATATGTCGTATGTGAAGCGGATAATGTTTCATTATTAAATGGATATTCAAATGGGTGAAAATTCCAATCTGTTCCTTCTAAATTTCTCCAATAATCTCCCCACTTTTCTCTCATATAATACCCATTACATTCATGAGCATAATCTATTTTTTCCTTTAATTGTGGATCTGTTCTCCAAGTTTGGGATCCACTATTTTCATAATCTTTTTCACCATGCAGATATTCTACAGACATATTATGAATCTTAATATTTTTCTTTACAGTTCTCAAATAATAATCACAATCCTCCATATAAGCAGGATAAAAATTCTCATCGAATAATCCACACTCTTGAATAACAGAATCTTTAATTAAAAATAAATCCCATTGATATTGTTTTCCTTTGACAATATGAATGTTTTCATCTTTCGATTTCTCCACAAATTCTTTTAATAAATTTGGAGTAAATGCAATATCATGACTACAGATAATCCAATATGGAGATTGCATGTATGATTTGATAATTAGATTATAAGCTCCAGAACATCCAATATTTGATGGTAGGTTGCAAATATGGATTTTTTGAATGAAATTATGAGGTGTTTTCGAAAGTCTTTCTAAATCCTCATCAAGTTCACCTCTTCCATTATTATTAATTACACATAATTCCTTAACAGGATAATCAATACTATCAACCAATCTTTGCAACCAATTAAAACCATTAACAATTGGTACACCAATTACCGGAATTGGATTTGAAAATTCTGGTGGCAATTTTTTTTCAACTTCAACTCCAATTCGATTTAAGTTTTCGTATACCGATTGCTGATATTGTGCGTTTAAATCATAATTATTATACAGATCTAATAAGATTGATTTAGATTCTTCATTTTTTCCCCACCACCAACCAGAAATTGCCTTTTCAAAAAGAAGTCCATATCTTCCAGGATATTCGACATCAGTTAAAAGTGGAGGATTGGATTCAAAATCTGCATACATCAACGCATTATTAGCATTGATATAGCAATCTTGCCACCATTGTCTTCTTTCAGCAAATCTACTTAAAAGAAAATATGCTTCTGGTCTTTTGGGCAATACACACAGTGCTTGTTCCAGAAGAGATTTTGCACTACCATCCCTAGTACCTTGCTTATCATAACAATATGATGCACGAATTAATGCTTCATATGCAAGATTATCATCATCAGATCTCTCAGCACATCTCAAAAAATAAGAAAGTGCTGGTGCGGTATGCCCTTGATCCTCATACCAAACAGCAATATTAAAATTATGCATTGGATTCTCGGTATCCAACGAATAATTGGTCAAAAGTTGTTCCAGTTCTGATTTTAAATGAATCTTCTTTATTTCCATTTTAGATTTCCAATAATTCAATACAATATTATGAGCAATTTTATGATTATTTTTTTGTCCAAAATTTACATCATCATCCTGATCTTTTGAAAATGTCGAATCAAATTCGATATTTTCTACAAATAATGGAACAGTATATGTTTTACCAGTCGTGAATAAAATGTTTTCTATCAAAGGCATTATTTCACAATTTGGAATTTCCAAGTGAAAAGTATTACCCTTAATATAAGTATCTATAAGTTTTTTTGCATATTCTCTGGTGATAATATATGCAGTTGCTCCCCAATCATTCCAATATCTATCACGAATAGAGAACGTATCAAAATCTTGCCTAATTGTTAATAACTGAATGCAATCATAATCTGTGGGAAGAGTTTTTATAAATTCCTCCCACGTAAAGTCCCAATATTCAATAGTTTCTAACGAAAGATCATCTTCACAAAAAAATGCAAAATTTTCATTATAATTTTCATACCAATGCTTGATGGCTTTCAAGTGTGATACACAACATCCAGCAGTTCCAGCATTTAATTGATGCAAATATTTACCACTAACACTATCATTAGATTCGGAAAATCTTTTTGAAATTATTGGAATCAATGAAATATTATATGCAGAGAATTGATCAGTGATATTTTTTTGACGATCTACACATTCTTCCAAAGACATGTAATATGCAGTTGGAAAATTTTCTAACTTATTCATGTTCCTTTGCAATATAAAATTGAGAATGTACTTTTTCCACTTTCCATTCAGTCATTGGATCTGCATAAATGTAATTTTTTCCCATATTAGATATCCATTCATGATTCATATTAATATGTGTTTGCGCCAAACAAAAATCGGTTTGCCATTCCAATTCTTGGTTTCCAAATCCATTATTTTTTAATACTTCTTTTATTTCATCTCTACGATGTTTTTCAGAATCTGATGCTTCAAAATTTTCTGTTCTCTTATTATCTGGATGGGGAATGTGAATTATATTATGATCATAATCAATTCCACGATTTTTTAACCCATAATTTTCCAATCTAATCATAATGTCCTGGTCTTCAGAAGCATACCATTTACGGAATTTTTCAGAAAAACCATTTACCTTCATAAAATTATCTTTTGAAAGGTAAAGAAATCCAAATAGATACTTATAATAAGGATCAAATCCTCGGTCAGTAGTATTTTGCCCACAAACAAAAGATTGATCATCTATAAAATAGTTTTCATTTTCAAAAAAACTAAAATATGGATTTAAAATATAGTCACAATCCATTTTAAGAATGTATTTACTGGTAGACAACACAGCAGCAAGATTTAATGGTTGTGGCTGATTAAAATATTTTTGATCGGGTACTGATACAATCTTAATCCTATTATCCCATTTTGTCAAATATTCTAACGATTCATCTGAACTCCAATCAACAATAATAATTTCAGAAATTTGGTCAAAATTTAACCAAGATCGAAGAGAAATATTTAATGCTGCATTTCTATTTTTACAGGCACAAATTGCGGTAATAGATTTTTCAAACATATTCATATAATTGATTAGTCTTTTTTATGTTGCCAAACGCCAGAAGAATGTACGACGACACTATCGCCAAAATATTCATGAACTGCTTTTGATACTCCAGGAAAATGATGATAATCATCTCCACAAATAATTCCATTTTGTTTTAATTTTGGATACCATGCCACAATATCATCTAGAACATCAGAATATTCGTGTGAGGCATCAATATAAACTATATCAATGCTACCATCATCAAATTTATTACAAGAATTTAAACTAGTATCCCTAATAGTTTGCACATATTGATCAACCTTACAGTAATCAAGATGCTTTTTATATTCTTGGAAAAAACTAGAATTATTTGCAGACAATTGGGATGAGATATCAATGTGACACTGTTCGGTTTGACTACCTTCAAAAGTATCAATCGCATAGAATTTCACATTCTTATTCGATTTTTTAATCAATTCTCCAATATAACAAGTTGATCTTCCCATAAAACACCCAACTTCAACAATAGTTGATTCTGAAGGAACTTCCTCTATGTATTTTTTAAATACTTCAGTATGTGCAAACCAACCTGGTACATGTTCCCAACTTGGATTTTCTGGAGTATTCAAATTTCCATAATTGTAATAAGTGTTATCTATAGCACTGGTTGGAATTATTTTAATAAATTTACTACTTTGATTATTATCAAATATAAAATCAGTGACAAACTGCTTCGAAACTCGAAGAAGATATGCGGCGTTATCTTGAAATCCAAAAGTGATCAAATAATCATCCCCATACTCACACATACCTACAGCAAATTCTACTTCTGCGTTTAAAAATGCAAATTGATCAGAAACTTTTACGATATTCCAATCTTTATCCCAAACAACAAATCGATGACGATATGTGCCATCCTTTCTATCCGCTGGGCTGCGAAAAAGATATGTTTCATGATTAAGACAAAAACGATACTCACCCATGGGAATTACTTGAGATCCTCCACGAAGATCAATGCACCCAAGATTTTTCCAATCTTTAACTAGAACTTGCTCTGTAGTATTTGTCTCTATATCATATTTTACAATTTCTGTCCCATTAGTCCATTTAACAAAGTGATAGGGCATATCAAGAATTGGCATCCAATTCTTTTCACA